AAAAAATCGAAAAAAGTTGATTTAGGGGGTTTACAAATGAGTCGAAAAGGCTTATATTAGTAGTGTAACCAAGGAGATACTGATATGATCATCAACGAAAACCGTACTGATTCTTATATGGGCACCGTGGACCTTTCGAACGCTGATGATATGAACATGGTGACTATTGCTCGTAAACTGGTTAAGGAAGCAAATGTTAAGCTCCGTGAATCCGGTAAACGTCAGATGTATGTCAAACTTCAAGGTCGTGGTCACCGTCAAGGCGTACGGCGCTATAATCAATCTCTGCCGCTGAAATACGCTACATCAGCAGACGTTTACATTTATAACCGTTAATCTTTAACCCGGGGGTTTACAAACTCTCGGCTTTTTTGTATCCTAAAAATATCATAAATAAAGGAGAACAGTTATAGTTATGGATGGAACTATGCCAGTAGCAATGACCCCCGCCCAATGGAATAAGCCGAACTCTCAAACCAAGGAGCATCGGTTAGATATTTTGGTAAAGGCCATTAAAGCCGGCACCAAGTTGGTTACGGTTGATAATAAAGAGATAGTTGTTAAAAATGATAAGAACAACCTCCGAGCAATTGAGATGTTCAAAAAAGATAATAAACCATTTGATCTGCTCCTAAAATCTGGCCGGAAAATTAGTTCTTCCCAGATTGGTAAGTCGGCGGTTTTCGGTGGAGGAGGAGCTGGTAAAGGTGGTGGAACCCTTCAAACCGCCCTCGCTGAAAGTTTACAATGTTTATATTGTGCTGCAGTAATGGGTGAACCAGTAAATAAGCCAATTTCGCACTTTACCCCATCGATACTTAAAAAACATGCAGGAAAAGCCAATTTGGGTGGTACTACTTTTAATGCAGCGATAGAATTGGATGAGACCTGGCATCTATCGGCATATTGGACTGCGGCATTAACACGTAGGGAGGGTTATATTAAATCGAATCACACGTATCACCGGGATGATGCCCAGATGAAGAAGATATATAAAGCGAAATCAGCCGCCTTTAAAAATTCTGGTATGCTAGTGCTTTCGGACGATAAATGGAATCCGGGGGATATTTGGGCAATAGATAGATCAGCCGTTCTTGATAAGGTCCTTGACGATACTACCATTACGAATTTAAATACTAAATTGAAAGAAGAGTTTGATAAACGAAAAATCGTTGGCATCTCACTCAAGAAAGTGGTGGATGAAAAGCGGATACGCTCCTCGGTGTTAAACGACGGTAAAAGGCCGCTTGATAAACATAAGTTGACGTCTGCATCTTTAATGGCAGATAACATCAGCACCGCTACTTTTTTTCGGTCAAAAGGTGCTACCCTGCTCGTTGACCAAAATATTAAGATCGGCTTCAGAACTCCGAGCTACCTGGGACCATTAAACGCAGAAATTGAGCTTGCCACTGCTCGCGGCGGGCGGGCTGGATTCACGCAAATCATCGATGCCGCAAATCGTTATATGCGATATTCTATCCCGGACAATAATGCTTTGAAACAGGAAGCTAAAAAGATTATGGACGGTGATGAAGATACCATTAAGGCGTTCTCTAAAATGGCGACCTTCTGTGCTAACGTAACTGATATCGATTTTCGAACTGAATTAAAAGCCCAGGATATAGATCGAATTCATAGCAAGCTGGGGTCTACCTATGTAGTTTACGGCCTTAAGAAGGCAAATAAAAATAAGGCGGATGAGTTTGTGTCATATATTATGAATTACGCAGGATCCAAATTAGAAGAATCATCCGTATACGTAAAAGTTTATCAATAGGAGAAATTAATGTCTCAGTATAGTATACAGAATACAGATGGAACCGATTATGCAAGACTTTAATGCGTTTTTAACAGAACAAAAAAATACTCATATGACTCACCTCGAAGACCGTATCATCTACGGTGGGGTTAAGGGTACCCGGCAAGCCATCTTTGCCCTTAGAGATTTAAGAGATATGCTAGCCGGGCACGATGGTAAGGTTTCGGTTAAATGGGATGGCGCGCCCGCGATATTTGCGGGGACAGATCCTCGCGATGGAAAATTCTTCGTTGCGAAGAAGGGGATTTTTAATAAAGAACCCAAAGTATATAAGACCCCCGCAGACGTTGATGCTGATACCTCGGGAGATCTTTCTATAAAATTAAAACAGGCACTTCAATACCTACCAGAATTAGGTATTAAAGGCATTATACAGGGGGACTTTTTATTCGGTCCCGGCGATATTTCCAATGAGCTTATCCATGGGCAGAAATATATTACTTTCCATCCTAATACTATCATTTATGCTATTCCTAGTAGTTCGGCTACCGCAAAAACGATACGAAGATCCAAAATCGGGATCGTATGGCATACTACCTATGCCTTCTCCGGTGGAAGTAACGATTTTGCCTCCCTACGAGCCAGTTACGGAGTAAACGTATCTAAGTTCAAGAAGTCAGCCAACGTCTGGTCTCAGGATGCAATGCTAAGGGATCTGACTAAATACTCCATGTCGAAAAGAGATACTCAGGAGGTAAATAATTACCTCACACAAGCGGGTAAGATATTCAATCAGATTGCCGGCACTACTCTTCGGGAATTGGAGAATAATCAACAGCTTGCTCAACACATTGAGACTTTTAATAACTCGTTTGTTCGTGAAGGTCAAGTTATCACTAATACTACTGCTCACGTTAATAAGCTTATTAAGTGGATCAAAGCTCGTTATCAAAAAGAAATAGATAAGCGTAAGACTGAAAAGGGCAAATCCGTTCAGATCCAGAAACTCAATGATCTATTGAAATTTTTCTCTGAATCTAATAAAAAATCGCTAAAAAGCATATTCGATTTACAGAAAGTAATCGTTTTAGCGAAATTAAAACTTATAAATACTTTGAATAAATTGAATAACGTGGATACCTTCGTTAAGACTAAGGATGGCTATAAAGTTACTGGACATGAGGGCTTTGTAGCAATCGATAAATTAGGTGGTGATGCTGTTAAGATTGTTGATAGATTAGAATTCTCATACAACAACTTCAGCAAAGATGTACTAAAAGGATGGGATAAACCGGGAAGAAAATAAATGGATAAATCTTTTAAAAATTTTCTAGAGAATTACGACGAGTGCATGGACGAGGCATTAAACCTTGGCCAGCGTCGGCGAAAAGCTATTCAGATGCGGAAGATGAAGGGTAAAATCGCTATCGGGCAACGTCGAGCCAAAATGAGGGTAGCCGATTCATCACGTCTTCAAAAGCGAGCAAGAAAACATGCTCGTACCTTCTTACTTAAAAAACTGACTAAGGGTAAGGGTAAAAAGGATCTCGATTACGCTCGGAGAGAGGCAATTGAGAAAAGACTAGATAAGATGAAGGGTAAGGTTGATCAGTTAGCCAAAAAGCTGCTACCCAAACTCCGTAGAGCTGAAATGACTAAAAGACAGAAAAAATGATCAATTCATTTAAAAATTTCCTGGTCGAGGAAGAAAAGACCGTTTACTTCACGTTTGGGAGAATGAATCCCCCTACGATCGGACACGGTAAGCTGATGGATACATTATCCTCTAAGTCGGGTAATAACCCATATAGGATCTTTTTATCCCAGTCTAGTGATCCTAAGAAAAATCCTTTGACCTATGTAGATAAGGTCAAATTCGTTAGAAAAATGTTCCCAAAACACGCTCGATCCGTTATTTTGAATCGTAAAGTAAAGAACGTATTTGATATTGCGGTAATCCTCTACAATGAAGGCTATAAGAACGTAGTCATGGTCGTGGGTTCAGATCGTGTAACTGAATTTAAAACCCTCCTTCAAAAATATAATGGTAAAGACGCTCGTCATGGCCATTATAACTTCAAAAAAATTATGGTAATATCTGCAGGCGATCGTGACCCAGATGCCGAGGGCGTTTCAGGTATGTCAGCTTCTAAAATGCGCAACTTTGCGGCAGATAATGATTTTACCCAATTTGCCCAGGGGCTTCCTAAAAGAGTGTCTAATGCTGATGCCAAGACCTTATTTAATACTGTCCGGAAGGGGCTGGGACTCAAAGAAGAAACTAGTTTTAAGAAGCATGTTCAGTTATTCCCTGTATCAGAAACCCGCGAGGAATATGTATTGGGAAATATGTTTAATGTTGGCGACCAGGTCGTTATAAAAGAGTCTGGTGAGATCGTTGTTATTGCAAGCCGAGGTCCGAACTTCCTAGTATTGGAAACGACTGATGGTAAGAAATTGCGTAAGTGGTTAAATGATGTAGAATTACTAAACGGAGATAAAGATGACTGATGTAAAATCGGCCGATAAAAAAGCCCAGCTCTACACCGATCCCACAGGGAAAAGACGGATTCGCATGGTTCCCAGCGATTCGAAGGTTGTAGATCCAGCTAAAAAATCCAAACCCGCGGTATCAGAATGCAACGAATCAGTAG